GTGATTTCATGATTGCTTATCAAGAGGCAAGATTTAATGTAAATTCTGCTATTGGAATCAATGTTGATTCTTTAGAATGGACAAAGATGGTAAATCGATTATTGGAAAATTCTCCGCATTTTGGATGTGGTGATTATTCAAAATTTGGACCCCGTCTCATGAGCATTGTTGTTAGATATGCTTTTGAGCTTATGAATGAATGGTATGAATTGCATGGGGATGTTGAAAACAACAAAATTAGAGAAATATTAGCTCATGAAGTTATGTTTTCTCATCATATGATGTTTAATTTTGTTTATATGGTGGTATGTGGTGCTCCTTCTGGATCACCTATTACCACAATATTGAACAATATTGTAAATGTCATATATTTAGCGTATGTATGGTGTTTCGTTTGGAAGAGACGTTTTGGTACGCTAGAATATACTATGGATACGACAGGTTATTCGTATTCTAGCTTCTTTTACTTTGTGATGTTAATTTGTTATGGTGACGACTTAATTATGACAATTCGAGAAGAAGTGCTTGCTATATTTAATCCTATGATAATTCAGGAAGTATTAGCACTTTACGACATCAAATTTACTGATGCTTGTAAAACTGGTACTCAATATGCGAGTTTATCTGTATTTGATAAGGCAGTGTCTTTTTTAAAGCGTAATATAACGTCTCATCCGCGACGAACCAAAGTTTATTTGGCGAAGATGGACAAGCGTGCTATTCAAGAGACATGTAATTGGATACATAAATGTGCAAACGTGCGAGATATGTCGATAATATCATGTCAATCAATGTTGTTAAATGCTCATGGTCATGGACCTATTTATTATGAAAATATGAGAAAACAAGTTCGAAATTTTTGGTTTACTAAAAATGTTGATTGCATGATACCGTCATGGGACGAAGTGGATTTCCGAATTTTTGGTGAAAATGACTATCGTGTTGTTAAGTATTAGGCGTTGTATGTGAGTCGTGACAGCAATTCAGGCCGTATGGTTTTTGTATGTAACATAAATAATGATCGTGTTGATCTAAGCATTTGCTGCGAGCTTTTAGCCCTATTTATAGTTACTTTCTTTTTGTTAATAATTTGATTTTCAATTAGCCTGGAATTGTTTATAAAACCG